CCGGTCATCCTGATCTCTCCAAGACCGTTCCTGGCCGCAGGATCCCAATCTACCTTCAGGAAGCCATTCCCGAAGATCAGGACGTTCTTGACCACCTTGGGCAGCTTGATATCCATGTCATTATGTTCCCAGAGATATTGCACGATCTCCGAGAGTACCCTTGCGATATCAATATCTTCCGACTCGAAGGGAATAACTGATATCTGTGGACGGTTATCGGTAAGAATAGGCAGGATGGTCTCGATGGTGGAGAAGGTGAGATTGACCACCGGCTCGGACATCCATTCCGGTCTGGCCCTGTCCCAATGCTTTCCCGCATAGAGGGAATAGAACCTGTCCCATTCCTTGGAAAACGTCCCTTTCGCCTTCTTGGATCTGCGGATTTTCTCCCAGACTTTTCTCGACTTGTCCCGATCCGAAATGGGAGAAGGGGTATCGGGCATCCCCTTGTTTCCAACAAGAGAAGGAGGGGTAAGATCAGGCATTATAAGTTATTCCCCAGGGGTTCAATGTTCAATCCAAATTCTTCGTTCTTCTTTTTAATGTGATTATCCATATCCGTAACAGAGGACCAATTATCCACCGAGTCCCCAAAGGCCCTGCGATATTTTTGAAAGGTAGTGCCAGATAGAGTGCCCCCGTTAATATTGGGAGCAGTAAACTGTCGAGACAGGTCCTTGCCACACTTACAAAGACGGAGATCATCGATCTCCTCCATTTTGGCGAAGATTTCTGTTTCCGACTGACATGGAATACACCTATAGACATAGATCGGCATAGTTATTTACTCACCCAACCATTCTGGGAACATGGAGCCCGTCTGTCTAGGTCTTTTTTTGTCCATTTCCTCAAAATAGTCATGAAGATACTTGTTATTTTTTTCCCGGGGGCTGAGAACCTTCACTTCTCCGGATTCATCCTGGTACCGGGGACGAAAATCCCCGGAGACTTTCGCCTCGGAACTGAGAGCATACCGGATGGCATCCATGGCATGGTTTGAATCGTCAATGGGGGTTTCCCCGGCGTTCTTGTTTGAAGTTTCCCGGTATCGATATTGCATGAACTCGGTATGGGTATTGATACAATTCTTCCAGATTTCAAGCATGGGATCACCATTGATTGCCCTTCGATTCAGCCAACGGGTAACCTCCTGGATCCCGGTATTGATTGATTTCCGGGAGGATTTGTCAAAGACCCGTATGGCCGGATAGATGGAAATCCCGGCAGCGCGCATATCCGCCCTCTGCTGCGCGGCGGAGGGATCGCCCCAGTATTTCACCACCCGTTTGGCCAGGGGATGATCCTTGATCACCTGGATATGGTAATCCAGGGTTTTCCCGGACTGGTAATGTTCATCAACCAGGTGCCAGATACCATCCCACTTGGCCAGCCAGAGACAGACAAAGGGATCATTGTATCCGAAATCCACTCCACAGATGACATGGGCATTCTCGGGGATTTCCTTCCGATCCATCTGGTGAAAGATGGGCTTGTAATCCTTGTAGACAAGCCCTTCATAGCTCATGAATTCCGCATCGAGTTCCTGTTTTGCAAATTCCCCCGAATAGCGGGAGCGAAGACTCTGTATTTCCTGTTGATCCAGGTAAGGATTTTCGGAAGTGGGAGCCTGGATACAGACATAATTTTCATCCTTGAGGGACCTGAGATATACATCCTCATAG